CGTGTGCTCTTCCGATCTAAAAATCTTCCTACTCCCAACGTGTTTACAAAACTTCCCCACATGGTTTGAGTTTTCTAATTATGTATAGTTAACACTAGGGCAGAATATTTTTACAACATAACACATAGTATCAATAACTACATCAATTATTTGTCGAATATTTCTTATAATTTCTTTCAAATATTTGTACAAAAAGTATTGCATTTTCTTTCCAAATATTATATAATTAAATCATAGAAAGACACTACATATATTACACAACTGCTACTAAATCAGTATATCCTTGTAGTATGTAAAGGAATGTATTGGAATATTAATAAATAACGGAGGTATGACAATGGACAGATTAGATTATGAATCAGAAGTAATTGATATTTTAAACGAAGCATATAGTGAGTTAAATTCACAAGAATTTGAAACACTATTAACAAGAGTTGAATGGATATTATATTATTATAAATAAATGTGAGGTGATTAAGATATGTACCAATTAATAATTGAATATTTAAATAGTTTAGATGAAAAAGAATTGAAAAAGTTATTTGAAACATATTGCGATATGGCTTTTGCTTTTTACATTGATTCAAAAATGGATAAGTATGAAAGGGTTATGGATATTATTAATTTAATTGACAATACTTTAAGAGAAAAAGGATATTGGATTAAGAAATAGGGGTGATTAAATGAATGTAAATGAACTAAATAATTTGTTAGATAATATCAAAAATCCTACAATAGGTAAAGCAATTTTAACTACTTATCATAAATTAAATAATTCGAGCTATAATAAAGTTTTGTGTTCAATTAGTGGCGGAAGTGATAGTGATATTGTATTAGATATGATTCACAAATGTGATAATAATAAAATAGTAGACTATGTTTATTTTGATACAGGATTGGAATATTTAGCAACCAAAGACCATATAAAGTATTTAGAAGAAAAATATAGTATTAATATAGAAATATTAAGACCTAAAATTCCGATTCCTTTATCTTGCAAAAAGTTCGGACAGCCGTTTTTATCTAAGCATGTGTCTGAAATGATGGATAGATTACAAAGACATAATTTTAAATGGGAGGATAAACCTTTTGATGTATTGTTGCAAGAATATCCAAAATGTAAATCTGCATTAGAATGGTGGTGTAATGCGAAACCATCACCTGCTCATAACATTAATAGGAATAAATTATTAAAAGAATTTATCGTTTTAAATCCACCTAATTTTAAAATAAGTCAATTGTGTTGTAAATATGCCAAGAAAGATTTAGCTCATGATAAGTTAAGGCAAGGGTATGATTTAGATGTAACAGGAATAAGAAAATCAGAGGGTGGTGTAAGGGCTACTGCATATAAATCCTGTTTTGATAATAATTTTGCTAGTTATGATAGATTTAGACCAATATTCTGGTTTTCAGATAATGATAAATTAGAGTATAGAAAATTATTTAATGTTTCAAATTCAAAATGTTATAATTTATATGGTTTACAACGCACTGGTTGTTGTGGTTGTCCTTTTGGAAGAAATTTTGAATATGAGTTACAAATACTTGAAAAATTTGAGCCAAAATTATATAACGCCGTTATAAATATATTTAAAGAGTCATATAATTATAGTAGAAGATATAATGAATTTAAGAGGTGAATAAATGAATTGCACATTTTCAACTTGTTTCTACTGGAAAGATGGTACATGCAAAAAGAACAAAACAGAATGTTCAAAATTACGTTATGCTCCAAAGTATAATTATGATTATAGCAAAGGTGCTTACGTTGTAGCAAAGAAAGATAAAAGAGATACTTATCATTACGCATTATATGATGAAAATGATAATTTTATATGTAACACTAGTGAAAAGATGGTAGTATTATATAACTATAAAGTTTATTATGATGATTAGAGGTGAATAAAAATGACTAAACGACAAATAGAATTATTAATTGAATCAATTAGTTATCATCAATTACATTTACAAAAATTGTACGAGCAACAACATGATGAAAATGTAAAACAACATTTAATTTATGAACATGATGAATTATGTGAAATTTCAAAATTATTAATAGGAGTGTTAGATGTATATGATAAAGAGAATGAAAACTTGTAAAATTAAACAATTTTATTATTGTTGTTCAAGGTGTGGACGTCAAATAGATAGTTACGAATTTTATAAAAATGATGGGGTGTGTGATTTATGTCAATGGATTTAATGAATAAACATGTTGAATGTATTAGTGATAATTCTTTATGGTTAACAAAAGGGAAAATATATGAAATAAAATATGAGGGAGATTATTATGTAAAAGTTATAAATAATGTAGGGGAATTAAAATCATATCCATATAGTGTTTTTAGAAAATTAACAAAACAAGAGGAAGTAAAAATAAATGAGATTACTAACAAAATTAAACCATCATACTACGGTAGTGGCATTGATGTAATTGAATTTTGTTTAAGAAATAATTTAACATTTATGCAAGGCAATGTAATAAAATATGTAACAAGATACAAAGAGAAAAATGGTATTGAGGATTTAGAAAAAGCAAAGGAATATATTGATAGATTGATAGAATTTGAAAAGAGGATTAAATAATGATTATGTTTTTAGGTTTATTGTTTTTATATTTGTCATCAATCTGTTTAATTATTGCATTTTTTATAGGTGCTTCAGAAACAGATGAACAAGAATAAGGAGTTTTTAAGTATGAATATAATAGAAGTTATGAAATTACCAGTTGGGACTAAAATAAAGTCAGATGTATGTGATGGAAAGGTTCTTAAAGTGTGTGAACAAGACGAAGTAAAAGTATTAAAATTTGATGGAGATTTTAGAAGAATATTTTTAGATAGCGATATTACAGAAGCAGAATATGAAATTATTTGATTTGCAATTCAAAAATAAGCCGATATAACAGTTTTAAATTAAACTCAAAAACTATATCGGCTAATTCTTAAAAACTTGTTAGGAGGTCAAATAAATGGGTTTAAATTACACTTGGGAAATTTATAAAGTTTTAGCTTCTAAAGGTTGTGAGCAAATATCAATGGAATTTGATTTAGATTATGAAATATTAGTAGTAAAATATAAAAGAAAAAATCAAATTACAAATGAAATGACTGACGAAATGTTCACTATTGTTCCAAAGAATTATAAAACAGAAAAAGAGTTAAGAGCAAAAGTAATAAGGGAGTTGTATTGCATATGACAGTAAAAGAATTAAAAGAAAAATTAGATTTAATAATTGATGATGGTAAAGGGGAATATACAGTTTTTGTTGATGATTTTGATAATGAATTATATGAGGATTTTGTAATTACTGTTACTGATTTTTTTAAAGAGATTATAATTACTGTTAATGATTAAAATTAGGAGGTATTTTTAAAATGTCAGATGATAGATATATAGCATTCAAACTATTAGCAGATAAATGCGGAAAAGTTCTCGGTTACAGGGAACTTTATCCTGATGAAATATTTTGGATAGCATATGCATATATAAATGGAGGTTGCAAATCTCGTAAAGATTATGAGTATTTAGTTAATTTTTTATTTGAAAATAATGATTGGAGAGAGGAGTTATTAAAATGAATAGAATTGAAAAAAGTTATAATTTAAGAAATGAATGTATATCAGAGGATAGAGTGTTTATTGATGATTTTTTACTAAATTTATATGATTATATTGAGGACGAAAAAGACAAAGAAAGATATGAGGATATTTTAAACACAGAATTTAGAGGTGATATTCCACAAAAATTTATAGAGGTGATGATTAAATGATTAAAGAAAGCTTACAAGATGTAAATTCTATTACTATTGAAGAATGCTCTGAACTTATACAAGCTTTATCCAAACTTAATCGTTGGATTAGTGGTGATGTAACATTAAGAGCAAGTAAAGAAGAAATTGATAACATGGTACTTGAAGAAATGGTTGATGTATATATCTGTTTAGAAAAGTTAAATGAAAAACTTGAATTAATACCCGAAGATTTTGATAGCATTTATATATCCAAGGTTACAAGATATAACGAATTAATGAATAAATAATAAGTGAAAGGGCGGTTAAATAACTGTCCTTTTTTGTCAAACAAAACTTTTAAATATTTGTTTACTAACTATTGCAAAAGTCGTTTAAATATTGTATAATTAAATCATAGAAAGGGAACAAAATATTAAATATAAAGGAGAATGAAAAATGAAAAAATTATTAATCACTACATTAACAATGATGATGATTGGAGGAACAACAGTTAAGGCTGAAACAAATTTCAAACCACATAAAGAATGTTTTGTAATGCCAGTATTGGTAAAAGTTGAAAATAACGGAGAATATGATTATAATGTATATTATGATACATTAGGAAACAAAATTGATTTAAGTAAGGAGACAATATATTTTAATGATGATAATGAAAGAGTTTATTTTCCATATGATGGTTATAAATTCCACGAAAATTATCATCTTGAGCAAGATTTAACAGGTTATATTAATGAATATGAAACTGTTCCATCAGCTATTACAAGACAACTAGAAAAAGATGGGGAAGAATAATTATTAAGGGTGAACATTTTCACCCTAATACATATATTATTAATATATGAATAATGGGAGGGTATAACATGAATGCAAAAAGACAATTATCTGGTTTAAAAAGAGTAAACTGGGAAAAGAAGTCAACTAAACAAAAGGTTAAATATTTAACTAATAAGTTAACAATGTTAGGTTATAAAATTCCAACTTATTTAAAAAATGGACAACTTAGTGATAAGCAATTAAAAACACAAATTAATAAAATTGAACGTGGCTTACAAACACAAATTAAAAAAGATAATTTAAATGGTACATCAAAAAAGCAAATACCAATAGATAGAAGATTAAATAATTATATAAAAAGGTATAATAAGCAAGTAGAATCATCAATAAATGCATTAAAAGCTATGGGCTTATCAGAGCAACAAATTGATTATTTAACTGGTAAAGATGTATTTTTTCCATCTAGGAGGAATAAAAGTTTTAGGATTGATGGGGTTGCATTAAAGAAAATTGGTGAATTAAATATTTCTGATGATGAAAGAAAATTAGCAATGTTAAACAAATTAAAGAATGATTATAAGAAGATATCACTTCAAGCAGTTTATGATAAATTAAACGATGATACTATGCAGAATAAATGGTTTGCTGATTTTATGAGTTTAGATTTTGTTCAAAACATGGAAAGTTATCAAAGACAGGCTATATGGAAACAATGGCACACACTTTCACCGTTGCAAAAAGAATTATTTATAAAAGGGGAACTTAATAATTTAAGAGATAAATATCTTGATATTGGTGAGGGTGAAATGGATAAAGCTTCAGAGAATTCTTATGCAAGAATAGACAGAACTATTAACGAATATAGACAATTAGATAGTTTTAAATAGGGAGGGTTAATAAATGGATTTAAATGAGAGGTTAAAAAATATAACAGATAATTTAGATAATTATTATTCTTATAGGAATATTCCAAATTATGCTGAAACGCAAAATTTTGCATTTGATATTGAAGCATGTTATTTAAAAGAAAAGAATGAAATGTTAACTTATTCTATTGCTTTAATGTCATGTGATAACAATACAGATATTTGTTATCATTATAGAACAGTAGATAGTTTTATGAACGATTTATTATCTATTAAAAAGAAAACAATTAATTTATTTGCTCATAATGCTTTATATGACATCAAACCATTTATTTTATGGTTTACAGAACAAGAAAATGCTAAACAAAAACTTGACGATTATTATGAAAAAGAATGCTATGATTTTTATAACAAGAAAAAAGAGAAATTAAAATTTACTAGTGCAGTTAAAACAAAATTAAAATCTTTTGAATATAATTTAGTAATGAAAGATGGTGTGTTTTATAAGTTAACCTTACAAGGTGATGATGTTACAATTAATTTTTATGACACATTTAAAATTGCTCCTTATAGTTTGCAAAAATGCTGTAAAGATTTTCTTAAATTACACTTACCAAAGGACGGACTAGACTATGAAAGGGAAAGAAGTCTTGATGATAAATTAACTAAGGAAGAATTAAGTTATATTTATAATGATGTTTTTGGATTAAGTTATTTGGTAAAAATGTTAAAAATTGATGGACTTGATATAAACGGGAAACATGTAGTTTATACTAAATTAACAAATAGTGGTCAATCATTGGAAGATTATAAAGAAACAGTTCTTGAGGATTACACTTTAAAACAAAATATGTTTAAAAATCAAGACTTATATGATTATGTAGACAATGGGTTAATGAGGTCTAAATTTTTTCAAACTAATAAACCATCATTAAAGAAACAAATACTATTTGAATGCTTATTCCCAAAACAAAGCTATTTTACAGATGCATGGCAAAGACATAGTTATTACGGTGGGCTAAGTACAGTATGTTTTGAAAATGTAGAAAAATTTAAAAAATGTAAAAATCATAATGGTATAGTTTTAGATGTTAATTCACTTTATCCTTATATAATGAGCGATAGATTACTACCATACGGACAAGCAAACTTTAAGGAAATTCCGTGGTGCAAAATGAATGAAAGTTATAAGAAATGTTTTCCACTTTATATTCAAGAAGTTACTATTTACGACTTTGAAGTAAAAGAAAATAAGATGGCATTCTTACAAGTTAAGGACAATCCAAACTTTAATGGTCGTGAAATTTTAAAGAATAATGTAAAAGACGGTGAAAAAGTAACATTAACTTTTAGATTATGTAATCCATTGCTAGAGTTATTATTTGAATGTTACAATGTTTACTCTTATGAACTTGGAGCTCATATGGCATTTACTGGTACTCATGATTTATTTAAAAATTATATAGATTTTTGGAGTGAAGTAAAAAAGAATAGTACAGGAGCAAATAGGGCTATTGCAAAACTTCGACAAAATGGACTATATGGTAAATTCGGCATGAGTGGCTCAAATGAAATTACAGAGTTTGAAAATAAAGACGGATTATTTACAATTAATCATTTACATGATGAATATGTTTCAGATAATATTTATTTACCTATGGCTACATTTATCACAAGCTATGCAAAACAATATTTAGTTCAAGCAATTAACGCAAATTATGAAAGATTTTTATATTGCGATACAGATAGTTTACATTTATATGGAACACTTGAAGAAGTTAAGGGAGTTAACATTGGTGCAAAAATATACGGTTACTGGGATAACGAGTTATGCTTTGAAGATTTTAAATATATTGGTAGTAAACGATATGCAGAAAAGAATTCAGTAACTCATAAATGGGAAATTAAATGTTGTGGTTTAACAGATAGCATAATGAAACAAGTTGATGATATTGATGTGTTTGATAATTGCCCACATTCAAGTAAGGAATTAAAAAAGATGAAATTATACACAAGAGAAAATGATGTATATTATTATTACGACGAAGAATGTACAAAGAAAATAGTAGGGTTAATTAAATCTAAGAAATCAAAGATTATAAAAGGTGGTACACTTATACAAGAGCAACCTTATAAAATTTCAAATAGTTATTATTTATTTTAGGGGGTAAGAGATTTATGAAGTATGAAGATTATATCAATCAATATGGCGATAGATATTTAAGGGGTATGACTTATAAATATTATAATAGTATTTTAGTAAAATATCATGATAGAGTAGAGTTTGAAGACGTGCTTCAAATATGTGAAGCAAAAGTCGCATTTGCTATAAATGAATATAATGAGGATATCGCAGGGTTAAATACATTCATTGCAAAAGTAATAAAAAACGGAGTTTATGATGTTTTAAAAGTTGAAAGAAGAGAAAAAAGAAAAGTTTATGATAATAGAGTTTTTTTAGATAAAGAAGTAGTTGAAAATGAAAGTAATAATGAAATGAGTTTATATAATGTTATACAATCTGAAGATGAATATGAAGATATAAACGAAACAATTGATAAAGTTTGCGAATTTATTAAAAACGAAAGACACAAAGAATATTTCAAAATGTATTGTCAAGGTTATACCATTGAAGAAATAAGTAATAAATTTGGAGCAAAATATAATGGAACAAAAACAATTCTTTCAAGGATAAGGAAGAGATTAAGAGAACATGAAAAAGAAATAAGAGAAATAATATAATAATTGGAGGGTTATACCCTCCGTTTATTTTACCCCTAAGCTTCTAAAAATGTCATACATTAAATGCTTAATATTTTGGTCAGAAAATCTTACCCTTCCAACTTGGAAATATGATATTAATTGCTTCAACATATTAAGATTAATACCACTTGCATTTAATAATGTATTCGGATTATGATCTTCACAACTTAATACATATTCGTTACAAGTTTTCATATATTTGTCATCACAATAGAAAATTCCTGTTTTATAGTCAAGCCATATCATGGCTACCTCACCATTAAATGTTATGCTCATAACAGGGGAAGTGTTTCGTTTTGGTCTTTTTTCAATAAATACTTCACTATCTCTAAGTGAATTATTAAATATTGAATAGTCAGCATATTTTGTTCCCTTAATAAGCTTACCGAATTTTGTTTCTAATTTTTCATTGATGAATACTGTATCTGTACACATTTCAATAACTAATTCACCATCGCGAGCAATCGTAAATCTTTCTGTCTTTTTAGGAGTTACATCAAAGTAAGTAAAATATGGATTTACTATGGAAACATTGTTAGCTAGTAAATAGGCTTTTACATTTTCTCTTTTTCTCGCTATTGTTTCAAATAAATCTAAGAACACATCAACTTCATTTGTTAAATACCTTATACAGCCTTTGTCAACTATAAATTCGTCAAAGATAATTGTAGTTACAAAAGGATAATCTACTGATTTTAATTTTTGAGAAGTAGAAAGAGCAATCGCATACCCTGCAATTTTTCCGTCGATATAAAATGTTTTTCCCCTTACCTCAAATGTATGTGTTTTAAATTTCTTCCTTAAATCTGGACTATCAAAAAATTTATGAATGTCGTTAAGCTCAGTCTTGTATCTTCTTACATATACGAATTGTTCTCCCTTTTTTAAAAACTTCTTTATCACACTACATTTAGCACCAAAAGTTTTTCCAAATCCTCTGTTTGTCAATATGAAATTTAAAATAGCATTATAGCTATTAATTCTATCATAATTATACCATGCCATGGTTTAGCACTTCCTTTCATTTAATTAAAGCCCACACATTAAATCTGCATGGGCTGATAATTTATACAATTATACTGTCAATACCTAATTGTCTTAATTTTTGTTGCATTTCCTCTGCATTTGATTTAATTTTATATGCTCCAACTTGTACACGATAAATTTTATCATTTGTATTTTGACTTGGTACACTAACTGGTCTAGACATGTATACCTTACCGGTAAGTGCTTCTATAATTGCTGAACAAATACTATCAAAGTTTTCTCTATATTTTTGTACATCATATGAAGAATCGCAGAAACAAACTTCAATTAATAACATAGGCTTATTTGTGTGTCGTAAAACATAAAGCCCTTTTCTCTCTTTTCCTCCCCTATCTTTTAACCCACTTGCTCTACTAATTGCTGATGACACTTGATTAGCTAATTGTGATTGAGAATAATAACAAACCTCTGTTCCCATACTGTTTGATGTGTGTTGATAACAATTAAAATGAATTGATATATCTATTCCATCTTTAAATCTATTATGCCATGTTACTATATTTGCTAAGTTTTGTGAACTTGAACTTGATGTGTCATGATACTTGTACACTTCAATTCCTATAGCTTTACACATTTCGTATATTCTATCAACTACTTTTCTTGCTTCAGTAACTTCGTTTATTATATCGCTTGCCCCTTGACAATTAATACTATGCCCACTACTTATGTTAATTTGTGAATAACTCATTTTTAATTCCTCCCTATTTTGGAAAATAAAATAATAATTAATAAAAATATAGCTTTGATTGATATATCAACATACATTTCCCACCACATTATTTTTTACCCTCTACTTTATCTTCAATATTTTCTAATCTTACCATGATACCTTTTAGAGTAACATTTAACTCATTTAATGTTTTTGTGAAATTTGAATTATTCCAAAATAGTACAACACAACAAGCTATAGGGAATCCAACGTTTGTAATTAAATTTGTTATATCTTCCATAATAACCTCCTATTCATATAATTCAGTTGATAAATTTCCGTCATCATCAACTAATATTTTAAACTGTTTATTATTTGGTGATATTAAAACTATTTTATTATATGGTAGCATTAAATTGATTGTATTATTTAAGTTTTCGCACGTGTCCTGACATTGATAAATTAAATTGTATAATTCAGCGAGAACTTCTTGCCATGTGTTTTTATCCATGTTATAAAGATTTTGTATTGAAGAATAAATATTTTCTTTACTTGCCATTATTATTCACTTCCTTTTTAAATTAGGAAAGTTGATGTTACCTCCTTACTCATTTACAAACAATGTTTATCAATTGTGAATTAAAATATTATCGGCTCAAATCTTTTCATTCCATTTATTACGACGTTTGCTATTAATTTTCCACCCTCTGAATTAGAATGTATAACATCAGCTATATAAGTATCGTGATTTAATGTACTAATACCACTTTCGCCGTTTATATCTATACAAGGAATACCGTAATATGCACTAACTTCTTTTACAGCATTTGCAAAATCTGTCATACATAAATCTCTTATATAGAATTGTTTGTCAGTGTTACCTTTCTCTGTTTCAGTTCTTCCACCAACTGGTGTCATAGTTATTATTCTAGCATTAGGGAATTTATTTATTAATTTTTTAAGCATTAAACTATATGCACTCTTAAACGTACTATCTATTAAATTCCCATCACCTAAAACACCCATTTCTAAATTATTATAACCGAAATCGTTATGACCCCCAAATACAAGTATAACATCTGAATCAGTAGGTATTAAATTAATTCTATCATCAGAACACATCCAACTATCTCGTAATTCTCCTTCTATAACTTCTTTATTACCATTATTGAAAACAGTTGTACCCCCAACACCTTTGTTTACCATTGTACAATTAAAGTATTGTGCTACCCAAGGTTGCCATTGATTTTGAGCTGTTATACTATCACCAAAACAAGTTATTTTTTTATTTTTATAAAATGAAGAATTACTTAAACTATTTAACACACTATCTTTTAAATAATATCTATCAACACCATCATACATATACTTTGATGGATTTATTACTATTTCGTTTAAAACACTATCGTCTACAGTAAGAGCAACTATGACAACAAACCTAGCATCATTATTACTTGTACTATGAGTTATAGGAATAACTGTTCCACTATTAATTATGTTTCCACCATTTACAGAGCTTATTATACTTTTATTTGCATCATATAGAAACATGGTAGTATCAGTATTAACATTAATTGCGTCAACATATTTTACATCATAAAAGCCTAAAATAGTTCTACCACTAAAGATTTCAAAACCACCAGTAGTAGGATTTACAGTTTTATTTTTTTGAAACTGTGCAATATCTTTTATATTAATAGCCTTATCGAAAAAAGTACAGTTTAAAGGCTCTATATTTTTTTTAGCAAAATTATTTTCGAAATTATTATTTAAAAAACTTTCATCTAAATATTCGTTCTTTAATTTAGGTGAAGTTTTTGCAGTATCTTTTGATAAAAATGTATTGTTAATTTTTATAATATCGTAGTTAGGAAAACTAATTCTAATATAACCACAATTTTCTGGCGTAGTAAAACTAAATTCAGTTACAAATTCATTTGAAATTATAGTTTTATCAGAATTATAATAAATAACTGTTGCCCCAGGATTATTAGGTGCAAGTTTATAAAAATTAAACGTATATAAAGTACTTGAATCTACGCTTATAAAATCGGTAGTTACATAACCATCACTTTCAATTGTCAATCCTGAATTAACATCAATATTTTTATTAAATGTAAGTCCTTCTGCTCTTAATAAATTATTATCTTCTTTAATAAAATCAACTTTATATTGATTTACTTGATTGTCTGCAATAGTTTCAGTTAAAACACTATTTCTACCAACTACTGCAACACTTCCACCAGTCATAGCTTCTTTAATATCTTGCCCCATATTAGCCATCGAGAATACTTCATTCTTACTCGCTTTATTATCCAATTGTTTATTAACTTCAACTTTAAAATTATCAACATTATCGTTAATATCTTTTAATAAAGTTTCATTTAATAATTTTCCTAATGATCCATTATTTATTAATTCTAATAATCTTTTTGCAACTTGTTCCTCTAAACCTTGACCTAATAAATATTGTAATTTTAACTCTAGATTTTTTTCACTATTATAACATCTGTCATCTAAATATTTAAAGTGTTCAATAATGATATTTATTTTTTGAGCAAATTTGCACATTAATTCATCTGTTGTTAAACTATCAAAATCGTAAACTTGTGTAACTAATTTATCAAGCCCAATATTTCTTATCTTATCAATACTCATGCACATGCACCTCCTAATTATTACTAACGACAAAAAAGGACTTGAGTAAACAAGCCCTAATAAATTAACATAAATAAATCGTTGCATTCTTCAAAAATCAATTGGTCAATATTTATTAATACATTTCTCCACTTTTCTAATAATTCAGCGGAAGAAGTTACGCCAATATTACCTTGAGAAATTAAACTATATGTTTCTGTTGAATTGTTTTCAGCACTATTTGTACCATTACTGCTCATTGTTGAGTTGTCTGTATTTTTACTTGCACTAGTCATAAATTGGTCAAGGTCATCAATTTTATTTTGTGGAGTATCATTATTAATATTTAAACTAGTGTCATTTGTTGTACTCGTTGAACTTTGATTAACTGAACTGTTTCCTGTTAATTCTCTTGTATATTGTTCTTTTAAATCTTTGTTTAACATAAAATCAATATCATTACATCTTAATTCAGTTTGATAAAGTTGTTTAAAATATGGATAAATATCATTTAATTTAATTTGCAAAGCCTTTTTAAATCTAGCAATAGGAGTTAATCCAATTTCATAAAAATAGAAATGGTCAATAAATTTTTTCTCGAAAGCTTCCTTTAATTCGTTATCGTAAAGATTGTATTCAAAATCAAATAATGTATAATCCACACTATTAACTACTTGATTTAATTCTAACGTGTATTTACTCATTCATTTCTCCCTCCTCTTCTTCGTCTTGGTCATAACTATTTTCAAAATTATTATTTTTAGTTACTTTGACATTTAGTCCAAATTTTTTATTAAGTTCTTCGCATGCACTCTTTCTATTAGCAAACATAATATCTACATTTCTATTTATATAATCGTTATTGGAGTTAACTTCATCAACAAGTAATCTTTCTTTTTTCTCAAAGGAATTATTTAATCCAAAGAATGTTAATATTTCTCTTTCAAGTTCATATTTATATTCGTTAAGTTTATCTGCAACGTATGGAGTTGTAGTCATTATTGCACTTGCATTTTCAATGTTTAAATCTTTATTACCAAAAATGACTGGCTCTAGATTATCTACTTCTTCGAACAACTTTTGCATAGTTTGTTTATTGTTAGGAGTTGTTTCTATAAACCAAGGGAATTTTTGGTGGTTAATGTTTGCTCTGATACATCTTTCAACTTCCATCATTTTTGTTGCATAATCTATTACATAATCTTCTGTTCCAAAACCTAAATCATTGTTAAGAATAAGTTGACATTTATCTTTCCAATTTGAATTTAAATAAGGAATAGTTTCAATATAATTATAACCGCTTGTAATTACTTTTGTATGCTCAAAATTTACATTCATTTCTTCAGCAAATTCACATGGAACACATATTAATCCTAAATCATCATCATCAACAAATATCGCTTTTCCGAAATGAAATAAAGATTTTTCAATGTATCGTGGTTTAATTGTTTCGGGTAGATTTTCCCATGTGAACATGTTTAAAGCTAATAATTTATATTTATTATACAATAAATTAAAATGTCGATTTCTACTTTCTTGCATTAAACCTTGTTTTTGTTTATGTGTCATTCCCATTTTAATATACCTCCATATTATTATCGTATTCGAACATTGTTGTTCCCTCATTGTCCATGTGCCATACTGTAATACCGTTGTTGAAAATAGATTTGATTTCGTCTAAGTATTCGTGTGGTATTCTTGCACCTACAATATTACAAACATTTGTTTTTACATAATTATAATGTTTTCTGCATGTTAAATTTATATAATCATAGCCATTAACTTTGTACCCATAACGTTTAAAATATTCTTGAGCCTTTGACATTTGTTGCACATTACATCTATATTCTAATAAATCAACTCTTTGATTACTATTTATTAAATTAAACAAGGTATCATTTCCTGAAGTTTTAATAGAGTTCGGAGTTGTTAGCATATCATTAACTTTTGCATTCTTCATGCTAATAATGTTATGTTCATTTAATTGTGAATTTTCATTTGCTTGAGTATTAGCTAATTGGTTTTGCATATAACCAAAAGCTAAGTTACTTGTATTACTAGCTAACCCACCAAAATTTAAACTTAATAAATTGCCAATAGCACTTAACGCATTATTTGTAGTGCTTTGTGCAAAATTTAAATTATTTGATTGTGTGTTATGCTTTAATGTTAAATCATTTTCTAATAATGCATTAGTAACTGATTGATTAAATGAACTTGCTGAAGTAGCTAAAAATTGACTATAAGCAGATGACGTAACTGGTAACATTAATGCGGTAGAATTACACATTCCCTCTAAATTACCATTATCATCATTTTTGTAATTTTCAACATAAATATTGTACTTACTTTCTGAACTAATAGCAGTAGTTTTTACCATAACCTTAAATTCATTATTGCCATTATCTTCTATTCTTTCGGGTTTAATTAGCATTGGATTAGAAGAATAATCGGTGATTAAAAAATATCTAAAAGGATAACATAATACCCTAGGGTCAAAATCATAACTATAGTCAGATTTTTTAGGATATATTTTCTGTGTATCACCTAGTTGATAATTAATTTTATCAAACGAACATATGCGTTTTACATATGGTATTTGTCCGTCGGGACTTCCATAACGTGCAGTATCAAATATTGCCTTACGTACGTCTGATATGTCAGCTTCATCAATAAAAGGATTGTAAGTTACACTTTCAATAGTATTTACAAAACCCAAATAAGTTGCTTCACTTGCTCCGTTTTTTGGTACATAATAATAATATAAACCAACTGCAATATTATTTATTATAGTAGAATCGGGCTCGTTTTTTGAAGTTGTTGCCATTATTTTTCCCTCCTTAATCTCCTAATAAATTTCTATAACGATAATCACTATTCGGCGTTCTATCATTTTCCATTATATTTGTACCTGTTTGTTTAGCTTCAATTACATGAATTGTTCCGTCTTCATTAAAACTGTGAAACATTACAACATGTCCATTATCTGAATTACCTCTAGTAAATACTAAATCACCTGCTTTACATTCTTCCAATGTGATTTCTTTACCCTCTTTTATTTGTGTATAAGTAGTACGTGAAATTGAAATTCCATTATCATTGTATGCCCATTGACATAAACCCGAGCAATCTGTCCCCGAACTGTTTCCTAATGGAGGATAATTTCCGCCATAAACATAAGGCAACCCAATCAATTTCTTTGCACTATTTATAATATTTTGCCTTACTTCACTTGTTGGAGTATCATATTTATTAAACATATCCGGAATAAATCCTTTTCCGTCATTATCTGTAACTGTTCCACCGTTTAAATTTGGTATATCTTTATAATAGTATTCTCCATTTAAAAATATATTTACTTCAGCTTTTCTTCTATTTCTTAAACCCTCCTCAAATTGAGAACCTGACATTATATTAGTAGTTTTCCAAACTTCAGCGATACTTTCAAGACTATCTCCATTAATATATTTAGTAAAAATTGTTTTGCTTGATAAACTACCAGTATTGTAGTAAAAACTAACAAATGCGTCAAAATGTTGTTGTTTCATTTTATTCATGTCAAAACCGTAATTAACAAATGTATCATAAACATATGTTGAATAATTTTTCTTTAAACTTTCTGCTAACACATTACTTGCCTGTTCCTCTGTACACTCGGGTGCAAGTTGATTATAATGTTCAGAATCAAACTCACTTGTAGTTCCATACCCTATTGTATATGTTCCATCGCCTAAATTGTAAGGGGTAGAACTAAAACCCTCAACTTGTTTAATAAACCAAAAACCATTTGCTGATACTAATTTGTCTTTATATAAATTTGATTGATTTGTAGAACTACCACCACTTCCGCTTCCACCACTATATTTTATGCTCAATTTATCAGAACTAGTAACAATATAACCTCCCTTATTTTCATAATCATAAAGTGGAGTTCTGTTTTGTAAAATGTACTCACCTATTTCAAAATCTTCGTTTTCTAACATATTATAATCTGCGACAGTTCCATCTTGATTCCAACGCCATAAATGTTGTCTATCTATATGTGATTTAATTTTTGTAAAATTCATTTCAAACCAATAAGTTTGTATTACATCTAATTTTAAAGTAAGTTCTGTTACATTTTCTGATAAATAAGCTTTATTTAAAATAAAAAAGTATTCCATTTTACCGTCAACAGAATTTTGAAATGCACAATAATTGCATAATGCAAGTTCATCAATATATTTTGGAACTTTTAAAGTTCTTTCTTTTCTTAAATACGTGCAATTATCAATTCTAAACTGTAAATAATTCATAAAGAAATTAAATTGATTTGTTACATTATTAAAGTTAACCGTATGATTATGACCAACATCTAAAAACCAACAATTGAATAAATAAATTGTACTTTGTCTTGCCATAAATTCACTTCCTTTCCTTTTTCATATACGACAAAAAAGGAGGTTTGTAACCTCCCTTATTTTATTCTGTTACTATTCTACAAACATTAGCAAAGTTACAAGCTGACATTAAACCCCATCTGTTAAAGAATACATTCGTGTATATTCCTTGTGGGTTTCTGAATGTTTCTGAACTATTTAATGTTTCATATATTTGTATTGCGTCTTTATCGCAAATAATAGCTAAGCAATCTGTATCTTCTGCATATACTGCTTCATCACCCTCCCCAGTTCTCTTAGTGAATTGTGGAACTGGTAACACATGAAGTGGGACTTCTGCCTTATCAATATTGAATGCTTGTGCTAATAGTTCAACATCAATATTTGCCATCATGTCCGGGTCTAAGAATACAACTAAATCTTGAGGTCTTGAAAAAGTCATTACCCCTTGTCCATTGTGTTTGTTATTTAAGAATCCCATTTTAATAACTTGTGATTTTATAGTTTTAACTAATACTTTTGCTTTTTCTTCTTCGCTCATTGCGGTATATGCAGTTTTATCAATAGTAGCCTTGCCACCTTTTAATTCGGGTAAAGCATGAAGTACCATTTCTTGCATATCATATTCGATTGAAGTTAATGGTGCTTGTAATATTCTACCAGTCATAGAACTTAACCCGTTTTCTGCCCTAAACGCACCTTTTAATTCCTCATCAGTAATAGTTGTTTTATATTGGTGTCTGAAATTTTCAGAGTAATATTCAACCTTTACGTTAGGATTTTCTCTTGCTAATAAATCACTAGCTAAATTAGTTGTGTCTGTTTCATGTGTTCTTTGTTTACCTTTAATAATGTCAACAAAGATAGACTCTATTGATTTACCATATGGTAGCATACCTCTGTTAAATAACTTATACGGATTTTCATAAGCTTTACTAAAAAATAATTGCTTTGCAACTTGATTTGTTAAAACACTAATAAACTCATTTTTTGCAGTTGGATAAGTAGAAATAATTTCTTCAATGTTTCCAATGTTATCTTGTGTTGCTACTGGTACTCTGTCTTTATATTCTTGACTTGCTAAATCGCTAACCATACTTGCAAACGTAACATTATCTAATGCCATAATATAATCACTCTCCTATAATACTTTATTTAAAAACTCTTGATAACTCATTTTTGGTTGAGTATCTTGAGGTTTAGACTTATTTTGTTCAGGATTACTTGATACTTGCTCAAATAATTCATAATTTTTTATTTTTAATTTCTTAACTTGCTCGTCATATGATTTAATTGTTTCATCTTTTTCTGATAAAACTGATTTTTGACTTTCTAATTGTTGTTTTAAATCTGCGATTTCTTTTTCAGCTTTTAATTGGTAATCGTTAGCTTGTTCCAAATTTTCAAATGCCATCATTATTCCTCCTTTTAATTTATTAATTCTTAATAGAATACCCAAATATGCACCTTGTAGTGCGTTGGGTACTCAATAAAAATGCAATTTATAACCGTTAATAACGGAAATACCACTTTCGACCTTACAAATACTGGCTCTTCACCATGGTACGTACTTGTAACATTATTATTCAACTTATTATAAACTACAATTATTATATACGATTGAAAAAATAAAAGGTGAACAAAAATGTCCACCTTAAATTTTATTCTTCTACTTCTTCACCATTAGCGAATTGTATTGCCTTATTAATTCTATACACTATTTTCTTCATTGCGTATATTTCTTTTTCTTCTATGGCAATTTTATCATATAAAACTTCTAGATCATTGGATAATTTTTCTATATCTAGATAATCACCATTTGATTCAAACATTCTCATTAATTTATTATATTCTCTTTTATCATTTACTTTCACCTTTTTAGCTAATTCTAAAGTTTGTGTTACTTCGTCTAATAAAGTTAATAAATGAGCCTTAATACTTTCCATTATCTTCTACCACCTTTTCTATTATTTCTCTTATTCTTATTATCTTCTTCAAATACATTTTCTTCTTTGAACTTAATAATTTCAAGATTATGAACAATTACACTAAAGTAATTCTTCCAATTTCCCTTATCATCTTGAACTGATTTATAATCAATTTCACCCTCTACTAAAACTTTGGCACCAGTTACTAGATATTTTTCTAAACTTTCCACTCTTTGACCAAACATAGTAACAGGTACAAAATTAGTTTTAGCCTTATCACCATAACCTACTTGATTAGCTACTGTAAAATTACCTACAATTGTTTCATTAGCTAATACCTTTACGTCCATGTCCTTTGTTAAATTTCCACTAATAATTACTTTGTTCATAAAAAATCAACCTCACTTTAATACTTATTATTTTCATTGTATTTATATTATACTGATATTCGAGAGTTAATGTATACACTATTTTTAAAATATTTAAGAGTAAATACCAGTATAATATATGTAAATTTTAGGGCGAATAAATCGCCCACAGGAATAAAATATGTGATTAATAAATGTGCGGTAATTAAAATGGTGGTTTAATTCCGCTATAAATAAATTGAAAGGATAAAAATGAAAAAGTGTCCGATAGAACTTATGCTCAATTATATTATACTATTTTGGGTTGAATTGGTAAACAATTATGAAAAAGTAATTAATACTTGATAAAATAAATTTATGCAAAAATTATATGGTACTGTGTGATATATTATGAAAATCTTCTGCCCTAGTTCAGATTTAAATATCATGTAGTTATTGGAACCATGTGGTATGATGTAAAAATCTTCTGCCCTAGTGTTAACTATACATAATTAGAAAACTCAAACCATGTGGGGAAGTTTTGTAAACACGTTGGGAGTAGGAAGATTTTTAGATCGGAAGAGCACACG